GAAAATACCTCACCATATGGTCTTGTCATAAGGTATTTCATCATGTCTTTTAATTGTTCAGCATCAACAAGATACTGCTTTGGTTTTGGTTCTTTGTCCATCTTTCCCCCTATTAAAATGGTATATCGTCATCAAAACGATCATTTAGTATTTTTAATCTATCTTCTGCTGCAGCTATCTTACCTATAAGTGCGTCTATCTCTCTTATTATCTGAGGATGATCACCTATACCTGCAGGTCTTTCTAGATATATATTAGCAGTTGCTACCGCTTCCTCTACATCTGCTTCATATTTTTTTCTTAACGCTTTTACTATGAGATCTCTTAATGACATTACTGTGCCCCCTTAAATTGATAATATTTATTCTCTACCAACTCCTCATCATCAAGATAAGGATTGGATTTAGCTGCATTTGATTCTCTAGCATCTCTTATTGTTTGATTTAATGTTCTACCTTTTCGCAGACACCCTGCAACAAAGTCTTCTACCTCTATTATTGCCTGTTTAACTTGACCCATTACTAACCTCCTTTACTAATCTATCTAAGTACCACTGTGCTTTTTGTAAATCTTCTAATGGCTCTCCTTTAAATTTATAACGAGAAACATATTTTAAGACATTACCTTTTAGATATCCATGATACTCATCATTTTCCATACAATCACGAATAACTTCTATTGTTTCTTTTTTACCATGTAAATAATGTGCAGGTCTAACTACACTATCAAAGTATTCAGTTCTACCTGGAACTATCTTATTATCTTTTGCCATACTTTCTCCTAATTGTATTATACTCTATCATCTCTAAATCATACTCACCCTTAGATACATTACGCTTAACGACAAGCCCACTCCACCACATTTGCTGTGTAGCTTTAGCATAGTTTTCTTTATGGTGCAAGTAACATCCTGCTGATAATCCCATAAGTTTTCTGCCAGATGGTAACGCACACATAGCATAATCAAACGTATGTATATGTCCTACGGTAGATGATACTTTATTTTTTAATAGGAGAGAACGAGCAACATTGTCACCGCTAATAGGCTTCCCCATGACACCAGTAGGATAATTGTGGCAATAATATATACCATCAACATTGACAGGTTTTTGGTATTCGTAAACCTCCCAACCAAATTTTTCAAAGTTAAAGTCGTCTGTGCTAATTGTGCCTTCAAGTTCTGGTATGTCATCTACTGTTCTATCTATCCTATCTTCGTGATTTCCAAGTAGCATGATCTTTCTTGGCCGTCTTCCGTTAAGACCTTTGTTAAATTTTTCTAATGCATCATGAGCATGGTCAATGTCTTTTTTGTATCTCCTACCTTCAAAAGACTTTTTACCTTTATCATAGCTAGATAAAGAATCCATACTAGCAAAATCTCCCATGCATATTATAGTGTTTGGTCTTAGATCATGTGCAAGTTTACCTGCCCATAAAAATCTTTCATTGCTTGCTTTGGGTGTGCAATGAGGGTCACCCATAACTAAATGTGTTGCCACTAGTTTAACTCCTTATCACGTTTTTGTTTTAGGAACTCTAAGAAATCTACAACATTAGAATCATCATCAAACTCTGCGACAGAACTAATTGTCATACTCTTATCATTCTTTTTTTTATCATCAGCAAATCCACGAAGGCCCCATAAAAACGTAGAATGTGGGTCCGTAGTTGCCATCTTTATCATGCCTCTAGCTATAGTAGAGCATAATTCATATTCTTCTGTTGTCATTCTGGATTGACTATCCATAATTATACCACAAGTAAATCCTTTTTGCCATGGTGTAATAATAACTTTAACAGAATTAATTACATTAAGTTTATCTTTTTTAATTGCCATTCCAATACCTATCATGGTTTTCGTTGTTATATTCTAACACTTTATGTTCGTAACCTCTCTTCATACTTTTCCTACCAAAATCATCTGCATCTTTTTCTTTATCAAAGATAGTATTAGTAAATAATTTATAATCATCTTCTTTTTTATTTTTAAAAACTATAAAATATAAATGCATAACATAGAGCCAATGATGACTAGACCCCTCAAACTAATCACCATTGAACTCTTCTGTCTCCTCGTAGAAAGGAAATCTATAATTCTGTTTTATCATTTACCTATATTTTCCCATACCTTTATGGCTGCTCTTTTAATATTATTATCCCAATAGAAAGGATTAGGATCAGTATTTAAAGGTGTTATCTTTATAGCTTTTTCTATATCATTACTACACATATCAATATAATTTTCTAAAGATTTAAAATCTCTAACTAATTCTTGATAACCATTTTTTACATCTTGTTTTGTAAGATCATACCATAATGTTTTTTTAGGTGTAGCATACAATAAAGATATAGGTTTATTATGTAAGGTAGAATATAAAGCCTGTTGCCTTATATGATCTATCTTTGGTTTAGTGGGTAATCTTAAAGTTGATTTGAGATCAACTATCAGATTATCATATTCAAAATCTGTAAACAATCTAACTGGATATTTAAGACCCTCAATATTTTCTACTTTTTCTTTTTGATAACTTACTATATTTCTTAGTTGTCTTTCGTACAACTTCTCCTCAAACTTATTAGCTATGTTTATAGAATTATATAACTCTTCCTCTGCATTAGAAAAATTATTTTTCTTAAACCTATGAGTCAATAGTTTCTCAAAATGTTTATCACCTTTCTGTGACATACCTCTTTTTATTTTATAGTAAGCACCAAACTCTGCAAGATTACCCCTAACCATAGCAGGACTACTAGATACTCTTAGACCTAAACCATAGTGAACCAACCACTCACTAGGATTATGTTTAAATTTATTAATAGAACTAAAGCTATGTTTAAAGTCTGACTTAATTATATTTTTTAATTCCATCTAATACCTAGTTGTTTTATATATTATGCTGATAATACTTCCTCTGGATCTAACTCTTTGACAACTTTAGCATCAACGGTGTCATCAGAATTAGCAGATTTAGATTTTGCTGAGTTATAAAGATCTATTACTTCTTTATTTTCTATATCAATAGACTCTTGAAATAGTTTTATTGTCTCCATATCATCATCAGATAGCTGTAGATTAGTATCTGAATTTACTATTATATCTGGAGTGTAATAGACATTACCACCTTTCTTTTGTCTCTTAGTGTTAAGAGATAAAGTACAATTAAACATAAGTTTCTTTCTTTTGTTTAACTGATCCAGTGCAGAACTAACTGGTGAGAAAGCTGTTCCTGTAACCCTATATAATACAGGTAGATTTTTTACAGATGTAGCCTCTCCCTGTGAGGTAACACCCTTATCAAAACTTAATAGACCATAGACTAACTTATAACATCTAATGGTTCTCTGCTCCTCTAATTGCTCTGGAGTTAGATTTGATCTCTCCTTGAATGGTATCTTACCACATTTAGTACCACCTAGTATATCTATAGCTTCCTCTCTCCAACTTTTAAAAATTATAGATCTGTTTACATATTCACCTTTGACGGCATCATAGTGCATGTATTGCATGGCACTTATAAATGGCCGTAAGGTTACAGGTTTTGAATATACATTCTGTCCTGTATTAGAATCGTATGTATAAAAATGACCAACTGGTAGTTGATTACCATCATCATCCTCTGGGCTACGATTTATAGCTAATCTAGGTATATTAGTACCCATGCTAGACCCATCATCCTGTCCTATGGCTTGCATTATCTGCTCATTAGACATTCCTTTTACTATCACATTATTATCAGACATTTGTCCTCCTTATTTTAGCGTTGTTGTATATCATATTTATTAAAAAATACCATTGGTTATTTTGACACATTATAAAGTATTTTTATAACTAAATAAAAAACATATATTACAGACATGATAAATAGTATATTCTCTAACATATTCTAGTCTCACAATCTGTATGTTTTACTTCTAAGCCATCAGATTTAGCAAAGTATTCCCACTCTGCCAGAAACTCATGCTTCTCATTTATGTACAATGTCGTAGGTTCTATCATACATTGGTCCTTTAGTTGTGTGTATTCTAAGAAAGCCGAATACTCTTCATCAGAATAATCATCTAAGGTATCTAATGCATCTATATCCTTACTCATTTAATGTCCTCCATTTGTAACCAGTTAATACCTATCTTTGACTCGGTATCTAAGGGTACGTTAAAGTTAATATTGTAATACTTTTTGAGGGATGGTATTACATCTGATGTGCCCTGCTTGAATATTTCACTCATCACATCCTCTTCTCCAGGATAAACATCTGCCACGATTGAATCATGAACTGTGTTTACAAGTAAACTTTTTACATCCTTATCTCGCATAAGTTTATAAATATTTATACATGCTATTGGTACGATATCTGCTGTTGCAAAACCCTGCACAGGA